TCAAAACTATTGCGGCCTTTCAGCAAATTACTTTTTTGCATCTCGGCCTTTCAGGTATTCCTCGTTATGAATCCATTTATTTTTAACCAAGAAACCCCAGTCTCGTTTATGAGGACCAGGCATAAACAATGTCCAACATTCGACAGATGGATCTAGTTCAATACGATGGAATGTGTTTGCGGAACAAGTGCGAAAATGACCAGGGCCTCTCCACATTGCAATCTCTCCGACTTTTTCACAATTGTCATTAAATTGAGGAATCCATTCATAGTAACCACCTTTAAGAATTAAAGTGGCATAGGGCCATGGATGATCATGAACATCATCTGGATCACTCTTTAAAAATTTATGTAGGAAGATGTTAAATGGAAACTTCTTCCTATCCTTCAAGAATAAATAGTATCTTTCTAGATATGGCTGATCGTTAATACGATCCATGATGATTCGTTTGCGATCATGCTTCTCTAGAAAATTCAAAAGCCATTTCATTATGTAACTCCACTATATGATATTTAGAATATGGATACTGTTTCTGTAACCATTCAAGCAATCCTTCCTCGAAAGGAAGTTTTATCGTACCATCTTTATTTTGAATCCACAAACTCATTATCCTCTCTGTGTCCCACTCGCATTGCCATATTTGAATCTGTTTCACGAACTTCCACTTTACAACACCAGATACGTTCTGCTTCTGTTTTACCATACATTGGCAAATAGATTGTATTTACATATTCATATAAAAAGTCTGCAATACCTTCACAGCCTGTCTTTTCAACTTCTGTAATTTTAGCAAGACCAATTTTACCTAAGTGCAATAGTTCTTCACGCTTAGGATCATCTTGTGCTACAAGCAATGTATGGTCAAACCAATCTTCTAGATTATTTTTTAGATCTTTCAATCCACCAAAATCCATGCACCAATTGCGAGCATCTAAAGTATCACACTCGAATTCAAAATGAAAAGATAAAGCATAACCATGAATTAGATTGCAGTGACTATCTGCTCTCCATTGTCTGTATGCTACGGGTCCTATTTGTTTATAAGTTTTTGTTGAGATATATTTTGCCATCTCTTGCCTCCTTGAGTAAGTTTGATGACATGCAGAATATTTAGAGAGGGGTGAATGCCGGAGACCTCTTTGTTAATTGCTTGAATGTCTTAGATTGATACCAACTGTTTAAATCATTAATGATTGAGTCAATATCTTTCTCTGGCTTCCAAGAAGATTCATTTTTTAATTTGTCAGAATTAGCAACCAACATTGCAGGGTCGCCGTCTCTGGGTTTTTCAATATGCATAACCATTCCGAAATGAATCAGTTCTTCTTCTATCAAAAAATCTTCAACCTTGTTAAAAATTTCTAAATTAGAATAACCTTTTACTGATCCTATATTATATATCCCTTTGATATTTTCCTCAATAGCTAAGATGTGTGCTTTGGCAATATCGGTAACATGAATGTAATCTCTAACACAAGTTCCATCAGCTGTGGGAAAGGTTGCACCATTTAATGTAAAATCATTACCAGTTATAGCAGCCTCAAAAATTCTAGCAAAGATATGTGTAGCATCTGGTTCTTGTCCATGTAGCCCGCCTTCGACTGCGCCACAAGCATTGAAATATCTAAATGCTACATAATCCATACCATATGATTTATTAAACCAATATAACATTTTTTCTGTCATTAGTTTAGATTCTCCATATGGAGAAATAGGTTCTGTTTTTGAACCCTCAAATACTACAGCACTATCAGGAGAACCATAAACAGATGCGCTGCTACTAAAGATAAATTTAGTAGCAGGTGAATTGTCTTTAATATGTCTTAGATACTGAGATGTCTTAGAAACATTATTATCATAATATTCTGCAGGATCAATTACACTAGGGCCAACTAAACTTGTACCTGCACAATGAATTACTGCATGTGGTTTAGAATGATTAATTACATTGAATGATCCATAACTAATAAAGTCATCTTGTATGAACATATCATAATATGGTATTAGATGGTCTTGTTTTCTGCGATCAATGCCGATAACCCGATAACCCTGTTTCTTTAGTTCAATACAAATAGCGCCGCCAATAAAACCTGCGGCACCTGTAACTACAACTGTTTTAATATTTTGATTCTTTTGTGAAGTTTCTGTAATCATAATTACCTCTGTACCAAGGAGCAGCTGAATCGTTATTCATATCTGTGAACATAATGTCTAAACATCTATCAATAGTACCAGATGTCCATTTAGATAATTCACCCATTCTTTTTCTAGGTGTTACCATTAAACGATCTAATTTCGCAATAGCATCTTCCATAGACCAAGGGATATACAAACACTCGCTATCATTAGCAAATGTTTCGGGGAATGAACGATATGCAGGATACAAACAATTTGTACCTAAAGCATCTGCTTCTGACGCTGTGTTGCTAACCCAATCTTGTAAAGCACAATTAAATAATACTCTTGAATCTGCAAGCAAGGAATAGTATTCATTCTTTTTAAGGTTTTCGTAAATCTTAAAGTTGTGTGTCTTTTCTAATTCTTTTGCTCGGTCAAGATATTGTTCGTCGTTGCTTCGTAAAGGTCCGCCTGACAATACTGCAAACTCTACATCTGGATTGTTTTTGCTATACTCTTCAATCAAGTCCATAAAGAAGCCAGGTTGTTTTTCTTGATCGAACCTTGCAGCAAAAACCACACGACGTTTGCGTTCATTGAATGATTTAATTCCAGTTACTCTACTTCGCACTTCATCTGCATCAAATGCTAAGCCAGAAATATTATAGATTGGTGCTTCCCAACCTGCAATTTTCATGTGGGCAACCATCTCTTCATTTGAGGCAAGAACAGTAGCAAACTCTACAGTCATCTTTTCATATAGTGCCATCCATCGATTCATCATATGGACATGAAGGAAATCATCGGGGTCAATAGTTTGTGCGAGACAACGAACATAAACCTGCGGTCTATAATCCCATTCTACCTGATCCATAATATAAGGCAAAGATTCAATACCAGGAGTAAACATATCCTCGAAGAAAATTTTATCTTCGAATCCAATTTCACCCGCTTTCATCTTCGTAATAAGATTTGCCATCTGTGTTAAAGAATAATAACTACGACCATGTGCATCAAGGACTTGTCCTGTTACAATTGCTTTATCGTTATCCAAAGTCTCGCCTCGAATAATCTCATAGTCAATACCTCGACGTTTAAATGCCGCTTCATTCCATTGCTCTAATTGCAATGTATATCGACCTTCATAGGGTTCCAATCCCATATAAAATAACTTAGCCATTATTATTCCTCAAAAATAAGTCTACAACCATTTTCACCATCTTCGGATACTTCTATATTATAACACCGTTCTGGCCATTGTGCAACACATTTGGCATATAATTCTCTTGCCATCATTTCGCAAGATTTATAATCCAATTGCAATGTCCCGTCATTATACCAGCGTTCCATAATACGTTTAGCTTGGATAAACTCTACATCTCGATCATCGTGAAATACTTCCATCTCTACTCGGAAATGAAATATATGTCTATGAGGTGTACCTAAAAAGGAAACATCTAGCCAATCGCCTGTTGCCAATTTTGGATCGGTCGCTGCCTGCGGATACTTATGAATGCCTTCTTTTTGAAAGGTCACCCAAATATAACTTTTATTCTTCATGCAAATAAATCCTCAAGTGAAGATGGAGCTACAGAATTAACTGGCTCCGAGTCCATAAATCTACCAACGTGTTTTTCCCAATGTAGGAAATCATCGTTGTTCTTAACATCAAACAATGTAGAATATTCATTCTCACAACCTTTGTCTCTACAGAATCTTAAGAAGTTTTCTTTAGAGTTCATTAGTTCAGATACATCCATTGTAAAATTATGAACATTGGTCAAGATAAATCCTAGACGTGCTCGCATAATATCAATGAACTTGCCACCTTTTTCTAAATATTCACCAACAGCAATATTCATTAGCTTATGGTATTCTTCAGGTTCATATGAGGTGCCACATACATTATTAATTTCTTCTGTAACTGTTCTATAGATGTTAGAATATGGTCTTCCCATTTTAACTGAAGAACCACCATAATCACCTGCGCCATTTTTCTTACAGTGTGAAAAATAGAACAAACCATTATCTAATGACATAGAATGTGTTGTAGAGTCATAAGAAATATCTATATCTTTATATAGACCAGTTTGACTAAATAACAGATATGGCAAAATACGCTTAAGGGCACCAACACCCAAGACGTGTAAATGAAATGGTCTTTCAAATGGAACCGATGTAACATAAAATGCTCGTTTAACATCTTCAAGTGGTCCCATACCTAGAGCAGCTGACCCCATAGCAACACCGCCAATGCGATGGTGTAATTCTTTTGGAATCTCATCCAACATACATTCTGCCCATTGTGCATATGTGTCTGCACCTGAACCTTGAAGAATAACAAATGGTCTACATTTACTATTCAATGAATCAAACTTAACAATCTGATCTTTAACGTTCTTACCTGTTTGTCTAGCATAAGACTCAAAATTCTCTATATCTACATATCTACGCTTAGTATCAATCTTTGCAGATGTGCCACTTGCGGATGTAGACTTAACAGGAATTTCATCAAATGCCATACCAATATCCGCATATGTGCCTTGATTTTCAAAAACCTTTGCTCTAGTCTCAGGAGTATTTTGTAGACCACGAGTAATAATCTGCAAACCACCTGAGTCTGCATGAATGTTTTTAATTGCGGGTCTAAACTTCTGTAGCTTTTTACCAAAGTTCTTTTCAGTAAAACCATTATATAATAATGAAAACTGATGATTGTTTTTATTGTGTACAGTATGATTAATCATATCGAGAATCATCTGCAACACCTCAGGGTCATTACATTGTTCTGCGCCTAAACGAAGATATGCTGGACCTGATATAACATATTCTAAAATTCTACTCATCCGAATAAGCTTTCTAAGTTGTTTATCTCTTTTTCTTTTGGCACAAAATTTGGGTCTTTGTATAGGTATGTGCTCGTATCAGTATAAATTATATTATATTTGTACTTGTTTGTCAATACAGATTTGACATCATCTATAGACAAATCTTTCCTATTTAAAATTTTAATAAATTCGGCATATTCAATTTCCGAATATTCATTAATTGTTGCTCTAACAGAATTTGATTCTACGGGTTTGAATGATTCAAAAATATCTATCCATGCCTGTATGCCTTCGGCATGCTCTGCTACAATAGAATCCAAAGGGGATTTACTATACCAAACTCTTGAATCTGCAAAGTCTTCGTATAGTTTTAAAATCAATTTTGGAATATTTTTCTTATCCTCACAGAAATACCATTGGTTACTAAAATTATCTAACCAGGACATACCCTTTATAGCAACGGTAGGTAACTGTCCCATACATTCATAAAATGCTAAACCAAAACTTTCTCTGATTGCAGGATTATATGCAACTCGGGCACTTGTTATAAAGTCAACTTTTTCTTTACCATATACGCCAATCTTTATCTCATATTTAGCGCCGATTGCTTTTAGTGCTTCTTCAAATTTTTTGGCGCCATTGGTATTAGTAATTACTTTTGCAGGTAATCCTGTTTCTTTAATTACCCGAATAAACTCCTCAGGATTTTTTCTAGGCTCCCAACGACCAATCCACAATACACCTTCTCTAGGTTTATTATGTTCTTCCAACAATGTTTTTTCTGTCATTGGAATCGGAAGCTCATAAGAGTTAGTTATACCTTGTGCTCGAAGTTCATTATTATTTCTTAGTGTTTGTGTACCAATAGTAATGCCTTTTACTTTCATCAAGGCATTAAACAATTCATTAAATGATTCTGTAAATTCATTCTTCCATGTTCTGTCATCTAAGAACACCATACTCTCGTTATGAGTATAGTAAATGACTTGAATAGATTTATGAATGTTTAGAGCATAGATGCCGGGAAAGGATTCCAACGTATTACAAATAATAATATCATAAAGATTAGTATTTAAAGCTTTCATCATAGCATCTCTAAAATTACTCATCTTTTCAAAGTTATAAGAATCCTCAAACATGAATGTTTTTGTATGCGAACTATATGGTCGAACCTCTGAAGGATAAACGAAGCTTGCGCCTTGAGATTCTAGATACTCTTTAAATTCTGCATTAGATGTAGGTTTATCAGATATGATATCTACCTTATAGCCCAATGGTACAAAATTCTCAATAAACGATTTTGCGAATTGACCGAGACCACCATGCGGAATAGTGTGTTGGTCACTTAAACAAAATGCAATACGTTTTTTATATGTCTTCATTTCAAATTACTAAAAAATTTTTTACGACCTTCTTCACCTACAACTAAGTCAAATATTTCTCTGACTCTTTGTAGCATAGCACAATTTAACATAAGCAATTCATTTGTATCATTGCACATATAAATTTGTTTGTCAATAGGCTGAATTAATTCCGTCATTTTTGCTTCAACATCTGTCATTTGTAATCTGGTCCTAAAATTTTAATAGCATGCTTAGTTTGAAAAATAGCATCGTCAAGCGCATTATGATAAACACCTTCTCGTTTATCTGCAGGTATCCAATTGAAAATACTTTTTAAAGTTCTATAGCAACGATCATCCCAACATTTCCAAGGAGGTTCTTGGTCTGTAATAAAATATGCATTAGATAAGATTGTGTTATCGAAGACTGCTCCGTTGCCCCAAATAGGTAATGACTTGGGGCCGAACCAATCTCTAAACTTATCCAATGCTTCATATAATGGAATATTATTCTTGGTTAGTTCTCGCAGAGCTTCTTTGTTTTGCTCCGACCACCATTTAACAGTGTCTTTTGAAATATGCATACCTGCATCTTTACAAGATTTGATATCTATTGTGCAATAAAATTTATCTAGAATTTTATCGCCTTCCCATTTAACTGCACCAATAGAGCAGATAGCTGCATTTGATCTTGTAGACATTGTTTCCAAGTCAACCATTACATTTACTGTCATTTTATTTTTCCATTAATTCGTTAACAAACTCAAGCAACAATTTGTTATGTTCCCCGTGGTGCCAATGTTTCTTCATCCAACTATAATCATCATACCAAAATCTTTGGCTCTCAGGATGGCACCCAATTAATCCAATATTATTTTTAATAATTGCCATGGGATCACCATTGGCATAAGTTGAAATTGTTTGAAATTTTCTTTTATCGCCTACAATAGAGCATCCGTCATAGAAAAACATTTTCATACTTTTGTCTTTCCACTTTACATCGATTGCTTTTGCGTGTGGTCTTTTTGTATCGGCATTAGGTCTTTTGATATATTGTACAGTGTCAATATCTTCTAATATATTTAGATAATGTTTACCTGCCCAATAAGCACCCATACAAATACCTAAATATTTTCCGCCGTGTTTAATAAATTTTTTTACAGCTTTGGAGTTATATTTAAATAGATTTTTATACGACGAAGCATCACCGAATCCCCCAGGAACGGCAATTAAATCTACATCTTCAAAAAAATTATCTTCAAGCGTATTTTTGGAAAATAACTTAAAATGATAATGGTCTTCTAAAGACTTAACAATACCATTACTAGATTGCACCGAACACTTTGGATCATTTACAAAGAGTGCAATTGTAGGTTTCATTTTTTGCACATACGAGCAATACTTAAAAATTCATTTCTAGCAGATGGATCTGTTTTAAAACCTCCGCCCAGTCTTACTGTAACTGTAGAGCTACCTGTATCTTCAACGCCTCGTGATTTAACACAGTAATGCTGTGCATCAATCATTACAGCTACATCTTCAGTATCGAGAATGAATTGTAAAGTATGAAAAACTTGTTCCGTCAATCGTTCTTGAATCTGTGGACGCTTTGAGAAGTATTCTACAATACGATTAATTTTAGACAGACCTAAAACTCTATCTTTTGGCACATATGCTACAGTTGCCAAGCCATCAATAACTACAAAGTGGTGCTCACAATTGGATTGAACATTAATATTACGCTCACATACCATTTCGTTATACTTCATCTTATTGTCAACGGTTGTGCATTTTGGAAATGCCTCATAATCGAGTCCCCAAAAGATTTCGTTAACATACATCTTGGCAACACGCTTAGGTGTTTCCATAAGACTATCATCATCTAGATCAAGTCCTAAGACTTGCATGATATGACTGAAGGATTTTTCAATCTCAGCAATCTTATCTTTGCGATCCATTGATGTTTGAAATGTAGGTGTTTCTACACCCATGTAAACTAAATGTTGATGAACCTTTAGACCAAGTTCAGGGTCAGTTTTTGTTTTGTTGTATGACATTTTTGAATCCTTCCTTACACGGATATGATGATTGAAATTTGCTACCTTTATGTAGCATAATTATTTATGTTCCCCAGGCATTTTTAAATAGAGGAATTTGGAGTCTATCGGAATATCTCCAGCCTTTTTCCATTGCCAATAACGCTACATTTTTGGCATTCATAGTATAAACAGATTCGACGCCGCCTACCGGCATCAAATAAACAGGTCCACCGAATCCTGCTTTTCTGTATTCGTTAACTGCTTGTTCTGCTTCTTCAGCATCTTCTTTAGTTGCAACTACAAACTTAAGATAGGTATAACCAATCAGTTCGTAAGACTTAACAATGTCCGGGCAAATAGCTTCTTCCCATTTTTCACCTGACACTGACAACTTAGGAGATACTGAAAATGTTAGCTTGTCATAAATCCTACCGAACCTTGTCCACTCTTCAAACAAATAGTCATGAAATTCTGGAGACAATTCTTGAGTACCATTTGTTTCAAATGTTATCTCTCTAAGATTCTTCATTAGTTTATGTTCTAATAATTCAGGATAAGCTCGTTGCCAACCCAATAAAGGTTCACCTCCAGTAATTACCAGATGTTCGTCTTTCCATTCCTTGTGAGGTAGCGTACTAACAATATTGTTGGCAATTTCATCAACAGATAGAACAGGGCTAAGATGCTTAAACCTAACATCCCAACTAGCATAAGAATCGCATCCAGTACTAACCAAAGGCAAATCATTATACGATTTGTAATTTTCTGAATTGATTGCAATAACATTTCTTTCATTGCTTTGTTCTCCCTTAGGCATGCCAAAGCCGCCGCAAGTAAAGTTGCATCCAAATGTTCTTAAGAATACAGAAGGCACACCCATAAAGCGACCTTCGCCCTGTATACTGTAGAACAACTCTGCGATTTTAATTTTGTTGGTAGATTTTTTATTCATAATGAATTATAATATAATTAGCCCATGAAGTCAATAATATCATTGTCCAATTCGGCCGAAGCTGCTTTTTTCTTGCGGGTTTTGGTTTGTGCTGGAGTTTCCCGTTTTTCGGGATCTATTGTATCTAATTGCTTTTTCAAATAATCAATTAATTGTCTGCTTGCTTCAGAATCGTCTCCGTTCTGCATAATAGCATCCATATCTAAATTTTCAATAATTTTATATTTAGTTGCCTGATGTTTTTTCTCTTTTTGGATTCGGCGAATAAAAGCAAAGTAAATAATTTGAGTATAGTACGCAAAAGGATTAGAAGATTTTTCAGGATCAAATTTAGTAGCTGCTGTCAAACAGTTTTCGATCCCATCTGAAATCATATCATCTTTAAATGTATAATTAATAAAATTAGATTTATATGATAGATGTGTAGCAATCTTAATAAAGCATTCACCTATATACCTTGGTACTTGCGGTATACTCTTGCCTTCGGATTTTGCAACATCTATACTTTTCTTATATTCTATAAGTGCTGCCAAAAACTTCTTATTATCTACATAATGAGATGCTTCTGGAGGACTAGTGGATGGTTCTTGTACTTCCAAAACCATCGGTTCCACCGTTTTCGTTGTTTTCATTTTCTTCTCCCATTTCATTCAAAAATTCATCAATTTCATCTTCATCGTCATCTACAAAAAGATCGCCGTCTGTAATGTCGTCATCATTGTCTTGCATTGCTAAGTATCTAAGATAATTCTTTTTCAGATTATCTTTTATGTTAACAACCAATACAACTTGACTTGTCGGTATCTTATATTCAATTTCTTCTGAAAAACTAAACCAAGGGTACATAACATAAGATTCTACAAGCACATCACCTTTTGGAATTCTAATAGGATTTAGAACAACAGGATCAGTAACAGATATAGTCTTTTGTTTATAAACGTTCTCGCAATTATCGGTTGTTGTACAAACAATATTATCCCCCGATACTAATTTTATATACTTAAAGTAAATATCTTTT